GGGTACTCTATCCAGAGCAGAGAATTAACACAACTACAATCTATTCTTCAGAATCAGGTTGAGAGCTTCGGTAAATATGCTTTTAAGCAGGGAGACTTAGTTGTTCCTGGTGAGGTTGGTCTCAATACCAAGTTAGATTATGTCAAATTGTCCTCTGTATCAGAAGTTGCTGTATCAGAAGGCACAGAAATTGTATACAAAAAATATGATATTTCCCAATTAGTTGGTCAACAACTAAGAGGTTTAAATTCTGGTGTTGTTGCCACTGTCTTAGAAACAAAGGTAGCAACTGAAACTACTGCTGATACTGTATACGTTAATTATCTAAACAGTGGTGATTCTAACAATGAATCACGTTTCCGTCAAGGTGAAACTTTAGAAGTTGTTGATGGTGTAAACACACCTCTTATGGTTGTTGGTACTGATGGTAGTGTACTCCCCACCAGTATTCAACTAACAAACCCAGATACAGGTGATGTTACATCTATTGAAAGTCCTGCAATGGGTTATGCTTCTGCTGTTGAAGTAGAAGAGGGCATCTATTTTGTCAACGGATATTTTGTCCGTAATAATAAAGAAATCTTAGTTATTGATGACTACTATGATAGTCCTTCTGCAAAAGTAGGATTTACTATTAAAGAAGAGATTATCACACCAGAAGAAGATGATAGTCTCTATGATAACTCTATTGGAAGTTCTAACTATACTGCTCCTGGAGCACATAGACTAAAGATTTCCCTCAGTCTTGTAAAGTTTGAACTAAATCAAACAACTGATAAGAATTTCATTCAACTTATTACTACTCTAAGAGGAGCAGTACAAAGAAAAGTTGTTCCAACAAACTATAGTCTCCTAGAGCAAACTCTAGCACGCAGAACTTTTGATGAAAGTGGAGACTATGTTGTAGGTAACTTTGACATTGATGTTAGAGAATATGCACAGAAAAATGGAAATGGTGGTCTCTACAAAGAAGATGACTTCGGTCTATATAATGGTCTAACAGAAGCAGAAGCATCGAGAAAGATGCTTGCTAGTGTTAGTGCTGGTAAAGCATATATCAAAGGATATGAAATTGTCAATAAAGAGACAAAGTATCTTGAGATCAATAAAGCAAGAGCAAGTCTAAGCAGCGACAATATTAGACTTAAAACAAAATCTCTGCCAACATACAATATTACTAATGTATTTGGTAGTGTTCCGCTAAACAAAGAAGGCGGTGATCTGACTGCATATCCATACATTAATCTATATTCTACATTCAATGATGGATCTGTAGGTTTAGGAGATACCGAACTACCTACAGACCATAGACAAACTACAGATAGAAGAGGTCAAGTATTTGACTCTAACGATGCTGTAAAAACTATTATTGTAGAAGTAACTAATACTACACAACCACTCGCTAGTATTACTGATTCTAACTTTGCTTCTTTGTTAGGAGAAGTTCATTATATCAAAACCAGAAATGATGCAGGAGCAGCAACATCAACTGCTAGCATGAAAGGCATTGCATTTGCCAAAGTAAACAAACCACTTATTAATGCAAATGATTCAGTTAAGTTCTTAGAACTAACTCTTGTCGGTAAGAAAGATGATCTAGATCTTTTGTTTGTTGAATATGATCTAGGAGATGCAAATTATCAAAGAAAAATCTTCCTTACTAGTGCGGATGCATCAACTGATGCTAATGAACTAGGTTTCATTGTAGACTATAGCGAAACCATTACACCTCTAATTGGTAGAGCAAAACCAAACAACTTTGCACTGAAAAAGAGAGGCGCAGGATTTAATTCAGATTCTGATATTGTTCTATCACAAGGTCGTGCTGCAGATGGATCTGCAACATACAATGCAACTTTTGGTCTCTCATATTTCGATCCAGAGTTCTTCACCAAAATTCTTCTAGACACTGTTGTTCCTACAGGTGGATTTGGTGTTGGTAAGTATGTATTTGGATTGTCTTCTGGAGCATATGGTGTTGTCGAAGGTGGACCTTCTGGAGTATATTCAGTAGGTAAACTTCTATTTGTTAAAACTTTATCAGGAAGATTTGAATCTGGTGAGTCTCTTAGAGATGAAGGTGGCAACGTTGTCAAAATTGCTAAAGACAACACAATTTCTCACTTTATTGTAACTAATCCTGGTCTTGGTTATGCAGAAAACTCTAACATCGTGATTAACGGTGTCGAGTTTGATGCTGCTGTTGTAAGTCTAGAAAGACTAAACAGTGGTGCTTTCTATAGAGCAGTTATCAATAATAAGAGTGCTCTGTCTACAGAATATGCACAACCACCTGCAGTTACTGTCAAGCAACCAGATGGATCTGCAGATCCATCCCAAGGTGCTGTAATTCTACCAATTCTCACTAGAAATGCTGTAACAACTTATACTCCACAGAATGTAAAATCTGTTGCTGCTCAGTATGGTTCTGGAAATGCAAACGTATTTACTGCTGATGTTGTAGTAGATGATACACAGTTTGCTGAAATCAAATCTGTCACTGACTTTACTTTCTTTGGTTCTAAAGGATATAACTTTATTGAATCTACTAGTTTTAATGCAGATGCTAGTAATCTACTACAGCAAGGAGATATTGTCCAGTTCGCTGATGTAGACAATAACCTAGTGCGTGCGACTGTACAATATGCTACTATCAAAGAAGGTGCATTTAAAACTAGAGTTTATCTAGATACAATGCTTCCTGGTGATGTTGTCAATACAAGCATTGTTCGTTTGCGTCCTAGAGTTGCTAGTGCAAACCAAGGAACACTAGTATATCCAACTGGCAGCAATCAAATCAAGCAAATTTCTGCTAGCCCAGACAATACGAAGATCAAATACTTCTTCCGCAGAGACTTTGTAACTACCGCATCTACTTCTGGTGGTACAATTACATTTGCTGCACAGTTGCCATTTGGTACACAGAGATTTGCATCTTTCACGGAAGAAAATTACATCATTACTATTCTAGATCCTGGTGATGCACCTAATGTTGCTAAGGGAGATATTGTTTATATTGACAAAGATGCAGTAGTTATTACTTCTTCTACTGACACTGCTAGTGGTCTTACCGCAGGTAGTATCAGTCTCAATCTACCAACAACATATTTTGGATCGATTCCTTCTAACGGTACTTATCCAAAACTCAAATTGACTGCTACTCTAGAAGTAGACAATGCAAAACCAAGACTCAAAACTTCTATTGAAAATAGAAGAATTGTTGTAACTTCTGGTGGTGATAGAGTTATCCCATTCAGAGGTGTAAATTATGATAGTGAAGTTGTCGAGACCCTCTCTTATTCCGATGCATACAGACTGAAGTATGTCTATGAGGGCAGTGCTACGCAACCACCCCAAGCAGACTCTGCTGGAAACTTGGTGTCTGGTACTGATGTTACTGATAGATATACATTTGACAATGGTCAAAGAGATACTGTCTATGATGTCTCTCGACTAGTTTTGAAACCAGGATATGAACAGACTACAGGACAACTTCTAATTGCGTTTGATTATTTTGAGCATTCTCAGGGTGATTTCTGTACTGTTGATAGTTATATCCACGAAGCAGGTGTAACAGAAGATGAGATTCCTTCTTTCAACTCATCTGTTCATGGTATCGTCAATCTCAAAAACGTTCTAGACTTTAGACCAAAGGTAGACACGACTGCTACCGTTGCTGGATTCCAAGATGAAGCATCTTTGGCAACCGCAGTTGGACCTTTTGCTGGTGCTGGTGCTGTTATTGCCTCAAGTCCTGCATCTGACGTTAATCTAGAGTATACGTTAACATTCAGTCAGATTCAATATCTTGATAGAATTGATGGTGTATTCCTTAACAAGAATGGAAACTTTATTGTCAAGGAAGGAAATTCATCACTCAATCCATCTAAACCAGACCCTGTTGATGATGCTATTCCTCTATTCTACGCATACATTCCTGCCTATACACAAAATAGTAAGGATGTAAGAATTACTCCTGTAGATAATCGTCGTTATACAATGCGCGATATCGGCAAACTGGAGAAGCGTATTGAGCGTCTTGAGTATTATACCACTTTAAGTGTTCTTGAGCAACAGGCATTGAACATGCAAGTCAAGGACGAGATTGGTTTTGATAGATTCAAGTCTGGTTTCTTAGTAGACAACTTTGAGTCTCATAGAACAGGTAATCTTTCATCCCTTGATTATCAGTGTTCTATTGATTCTCAGCAAGCAGTTCTGCGTCCTCAGGCAAAAGAAGATTCATTTATCCTGAAAGAAGTTAATACGAGAGAAGACCAGAGAGTTGTTGCTGGATATAAGAAGTCTGGTAATGTTGTTACTCTACCATACAGCAATCTAGATTTTATTGGAAATAGTTTTGCTTCTAAGACTATTAATCCAAACCCATTTGTTGTTTTACAGTATGTTGGTGATGCTGAAGTATCTCCAAGTATCGATCAATGGTATGATCAGAATGCAGAACCACTTATTGTAGATACTAATACCGATCTTTATAAAGTCTTCCTGTCCAAAGTAGAACTTAAGGAAAGTTTCTCCAGTCTATACAATTCTTTTGTAATTAACTGGGTTGGATCTTCTCCATCTTTCTCTTCTATTAATTCTCTTGGAAATATAAACACTCAAGATGCACAGTCTAAAGTTAAACTAGCATCAACTTCTAGTTCTTCAAACATCAGTCCTAAGAACAATGATGTTGCAAAAGGAGTTCAAACAAAGACAGTAAGAGGCAACAGTGTTTCTTCTGCTCTGCAGTTCTTTGCTAGAAGTGTACCTATTAAGTTTGTTGTAAGAAGACTAAAACCAAATACAAATATTTCTATTTTCTTAGAGGGTAGAAATATTAATCGTTGGGTAAATCCAGACCTGAGATTTACAGGAATTGCTGGTAACTCACCATCCGCTTTCAATGGAACTGTTAGCACTGATGACGATGGTAATGCTAGTGGCATTATTCTTCTTCCTGCTGGTCTACCACCAGCAGAAAATGCTACTTGGACTGGAGATGTAGACACTGTAAATTATGATTCATCAGGTGAAGAAGTTAGAATTTCTACAGGTGTTAAAACCTTTAGATTTACTTCCAGTGCAACTGATGAAGATAAAGCAACGGTTGATACATACGCAGAAGTCAAGTATTATGCAACTGGTATTTTACCAGAAAATCCTGGAACAATTGTTTCTACAAAACCATCATTCTTTAAAGCAAATGAAGGTGTTCAGTTTGTAGATAGCAATACAGATAATCCAATTAGACCTAACCCACTAGCACAAACCTTCAAGGTTGAAAACTATGACGGTGGTGTATTTACAACTGGTTTAGATCTATTCTTTAGCAAGAAGAGTAATAGAATCCCTGTCAAGGTATACTTAACAAACGTAGATTCTGACAAACCAGGCAAAAACATTATTCCTGGAACAGAAAAAGTTCTCTCTCCATATACATTCCTTAAGTTCTTTACTAATGGAAACGTTTATGTAACTCAGGGAGAAACTGCTACTGGTTCTACTTCTGCTGCTAGTGGTCCTATCGCGAAGATCATTGACAAGAACGGTGTAGACTTAGTTCCATCTTCTTCTGGAAAATACCTCTTGACGAACGAGCAGGTATACACTCTTGTACTAGAAAATCACAACGGTCGTGCATTCAATCCTAACGAAACTCTTATTATCCCATCAGTAACTTTAGCAAATAATACAGAAGGAACAAATTCTGTATTGACTATTGCTAAGGATAGTGGAAAGGTTTCCGATATTAAGATTGTTAATCCTGGTGCAAATTATGATAGTGCAATCATCACTGTTGAAAGTCCACAACTCCCAGGCGGATCTGTTGCAACTGCAAGAGTAGAAGTCTCTGGTGGTAAAGTTTACAATACAGAGATTTCTCTAAATGGTTTTGGATATACCGAACCACCATCTGTAGTTATTAGAGGCGTTGGTAATGGCGCTGGAGGATGCGTTATTGAGACAGAGATAGAGATTGATACCCCTGCTGTTAGAATGGGTGTTGCAGTCGATTCTGAGGGTGTTACTAACTCAACTACACCATCACACTTTGCTTTTGATCATCCCGTATACTTACAAAATGATACTGAATATGCTCTCGCTATCGAGACAGATTCAACTGATTATGAAATCTGGGTATCGAGACTAGGTGAGACTGATATTGCAACTAGCACTGTTATCACAACTCAACCATCTTTAGGTTCTGTTTATAGATCACAGAACACTGAGAACTGGACCGAAGATAACTTTGAAGACATTAAGTTTAAGATGTACAGAGCAGAGTTTGATATTTCAAGAACTGCTGATCTACTTCTTACTAATGAGGATCTTGGTTATGAATTGCTAGAAAAGAATCCATTCCAAACGGATGCTACCGCAAATACAAACGCAACGTCTCTATTGTTTAGAAACAATAATAAGATTGTAAGAGTCAGACATAGAGATCATGGTTTTGAGACTCTTGGAGATTCTTATGTATTCTATAGAACTGCACAAGAAACAGGTGGAGTAACTGCAGATACACTGAACAGCACTCTATTCCAGATTAGCAACAGTGGTATCGATACCTATGACATCACATCTCCTGTTTCCGCTTCTGGAAATATTATTGGTGGTGGTTCAACGGTATATGCTTCATACAATAGAAAGTATGAGACTCTCTATCCACAAATGCAATACCTAACATTTACTGGAACTAAACTAGAGTCGATGGTCAAGACC